GTGGCGGAAACGGGCAGCCCGCATCGCCGTTGAGGCGGCAGCGCCGTTCTTCTACGGGGAAATGGTCCAAGCTGCCGAGGGTGAGTTGAAATGGCAGATTCGTGCCGATCGGGCCGAGGCTGAAGTGGAACGACTAGCTGGGCTGATCTTCCAGGAGTACCAGCCCATTGTGGAACGGGAGCGTGCCCTGGCCGACCAATTGGCCGAGGCGCTGCTGCAGTGTGTCCTCTGGGCCGCCGACGAAGAAGCTGTCATGGGGCATGTAGCCATTGCCGCTTGGAGAGAGGCCCGGAATGGAACCGCTCAAGATTAGTAATAGTGAACTTACCACTTTTCGCGATTGCCGAAGAAGATGGTATCTAGAGTATTACCGCCGATACAAGACACCGGAGAAGGATACTGGCCCTCTTGCACTAGGTTCGGCTGTCCATGCATCTCTTGCGGCGTACTACACCCCTGGTGGATCGAAGGGGATGTCCCTTGGTGTCCTGAGTGCGATCTACGAGGAAGCCAGGAGCAAGCTAGGGATCAGCGACCCTGTTTTGGAGAAGGAAGCTAAGCTGGCCCGGATCATGGTTGAGGGGTACTTCGATTGGGTTGAAGAAGAAGGAGTAGATGCAGATCTTGAAATCATCGAAGCGGAAGCAGAAATTGAGCACAACACGGAAGTTTCAGGACGCCCTATACGGCTCGTCGGCAAACGAGACGCCATCGGACGACTCAGAAATACTGGTACGGCTACACTTATCGACCACAAAACCTGCCAGTCCCTCACAGATCCAGCCCTTGATCTCAATGAACAATCCCGAATGTATCTGTTACTTCAAAGACTCAATGGTTCCACCGTCTTACAAAACTGCACTTGGAACTTACTGCGAAAAGTGCAACGGACTGCGACAGCTAAACCCCCGTTCTACGCCCGAGAGGATATCTATGTCTCAGAACAAGAACTCCGATATTTCTGGGAGCGTATCCATGGAATCATACGTGACATTCTTGGAGTTCGCCAAGCACTTGATTCAGGAGAATCCCACAGGAGTATCTGCTATCCTCGTCCGAGTCGAGACTGCGGATGGAAATGTCAATTTCGAGTGGTCTGCCCCATGATAGATGCAGACCCACACTTTGAGGAGTTCCTATCAGCTACATATTCGGTCGGAGACCCTTACTCAAGGTACGAGGCAAAGGGGGAGTGACCTACCATTCCAATGAATGTAGGCTCGTTTATAATCCAGAGAATCCAAAGAGAATGGGTGAATTGAATCTTATCGAGCAGGATTACATTCTCAACTGCCCTCACAAAGATCATGAGTCCATACGTATGATGTTCAGACGAAAGCAGGACAAGTGAGTAATCAGCCCTGCGGTATCAGCTTCTTGGTGCATGGCCCTTCAAAAGCAGGAAAGAGCTACCTTGGAGACTCAGCCCCTGGGCCTAGGCTCTTCCTAGATGCGGAAGGTAACACTAGATTCCTTCGTAGCAAGAAGACGTTCTGGGATCCTTCCGGGCCTCCTCCTGAATATGATGGCTCGTGGGAGACTTGTATCTGCTTGATCCGGGACTTTGGCAACCTGTCTCATTGTTACCAATGGTTGGCTGCCGGAAAACATCCATTTCGCAGTGTAGTTGTGGACTCTATCTCTGAAGTCCAGCAGCGCTGTGTAGATGCGATTGCTGGTACAGAACAAATGAAAATCCAGGATTGGGGAGAACTTGCCCGGAAGGTATCCGCTCTTGTCCGTAGTTACCGGGACCTCCTCGTGCATCCCACCAATCCCCTAGATGCCGTTGTTTTCACTGCTATGACAAAGCAGGGCCAGGATGGTAAGTTCTATCCGTACGTTCAAGGACAGCTTGCTACTTCCCTTCCTTATTACATTGATGTCATCGGCTTCCTCAAGGCTCAAATTTCAGAGGAAGGCCAGTTCACAAACTTCCTACTCACTAAGCCTCACCTCAATTATGAGGCGGGGGACCGTACCGGGATCTACCAAACTATTATTACCAACCCCAGGATTGACGAGATGGTTGATCAATTCTGTAACCAGACAAGCGAGGTAACTCAATAACATGACATCCAAAACATTTGGCGATCTTATGGATCAAGCAGCTAAGTCCGGGGCTTCTTTCGAGGTTCTAGAAGCTGGCCCCTATGCTGCTAAGATCATTGAATCTGACTACAAGACATCCACTACCAACAAGCCCCAGATCAAGACCAGGTGGGAAGTCATCGCCGGTCCCAAGGCTGGCTTCAAGGGACTCTGGAACTACTTCACCCTGACGACGGACAACCCCAATGCTCTGGCTATTTTTTACCGCCAGATGAACGCTCTGGGCATCACCCCGGATTTCCTCCAGAATCTCGCCAACGTGGACCCTGAAACGGCTATGAGGCACATCGCCAGTGCTCTACTCAACCGGACTGCCATGATCAAGGTCAAGATTGACCAGGAATACAACAACAACAAAATTGAGCGCATCAACCCGCTCCCTCCTGAATACGGCCAGCTTGCGGCCGCTTCACAGCCACCCGCTGACCCTTTTGCTCAAGCGCAGCATGCCCCTTCTGCGCCTGTCCCTGTACCAGCCCCTGTTCCTGTCCCTGCGGACGTCGCCGCTCCGGTGGAAGTCCCGACTGCTCCTGCTGTCCCTAGTCCTGCACTTCCTCCTCCGCCGTTCTAGTGAGAAATGCTTACCGTAGAACAAGTTAAACAAATCAAATATGATCTACTTACTATGCGGCAGCGTGATGTCTGCATAAAGTATGATCTTAGCTCTGGTCTAGTTTGCAATATTGCCAACGGGACTAGGTGGGGTAAAGTAGTGGTGGGAAAAGAGCATGGCCCGTACGGAGAAACATCCCCTAAGATAATATTCAATCTCGAAGATTGGACGATTCATGCTGCATGTCCAAGCTTTGACCCAGTGATATTCTTTCCAGAACGAGGTCAGTCTACTACTCCAGCTAAACAGATCTGTGTTGATTGCCCAGTCTCGAAGGAATGTCTAGATTATGCTCTCAAAAACCATCAATATTATGGGATTTGGGGCGGACTAACAGAGGGCGAACGTAAGCAGATCAAGAAAGCAAAGAGAGTGGGTGTGTGTCCTAGTTGTAAATTAATCCGCCTTTTCTTTGAGAAGGGCGCTAAAAAATGCGACAAATGCTCAGGGACCACCCGGCAGAGACGGCTTGGGTTGGTTTCTTCGCAGGAATCTTAGTGTATGATGCGCTGGCTATGCGTAATGGATGGGAAACGTTATCTGTTGCGCATGGTCGGTGCATTCAATCTAAAAGAAGGCGTGCTCTAGTCGCAGGGTGTGAAAGCCTTCTTGTCCTACATCTGTGGTGGGGTCTGCCCATTCCGGGTCAGAAACTCCTCAGGAAAACAATGACAAACAAAGGAAAGTAATGCGTAAGCTGTTTGTTCTACTGGCTGTGCTGGCGGGGACTGTCGTCCTGGCGCCCGCTGCACACGCTACCGATCCGAAGATTCCGGCGTGGCTCTGCGTCCTCACTGATGGTGATGGTGATGGCGATAATGAGTGGCTCTTGGCCGAAACTAATTACAACACCAGTAACGGCAAGGTCATCGGCAATGGTGCTGTTGAACTTACTGATAAGCCTTGTGACCTGACTGGCCCTCCTGGCGCTGATGGAACCAACGGAACCGATGGTACTAACGGCACTGATGGCACCGATGGCACCGACGGCCAGGATGGAGCAGAGGGTCCGCAGGGGCCTCCTGGTGAGGGAATTAATGTCACTCTCTTCTGTGACTTCCCTTTCTGGTATGAATTTGAAGTTCCGTTGATTGACGAGAGTGACTGTGTCGGCCCTGCTGGCGCAGACGGCAAGGACGGCAAGGATGGTACAAACGGCGTTGATGGTGCAACCGGACCCGCTGGGCCTGCTGGCCTTACGGGAGCGACTGGTACTGCCGGTGCTACGGGATCCGTTGGGCCTCAGGGTGAAACCGGCAAGGACGGCGTGACCACGCAGTATGTGGGTTGTGCTAACGGTACGGTGGTTGGTCTGGGCGCTACTTGTCCAGTGACTATCACGGAGGTTCTGGAGCAGGCCGCTACTCCCGCTCCTGTCACTGAGTTGCCAAAGACCGGTGGTCTAACCGACGCTCTCCTGTCCATTGGAGTTGGAGTGCTCGGACTGGGATTGTTGGCCTTGTGGGCAGCTAAGTATCACAAGTCAGTTCATTAAGATTGTTGTATCCGTGCTGTGGCTGAGTGGCTAAGCGCTTGCCTGCAAAGCAAGTTTACGAGAGTTCGATTCTCTCCAGCACGTCGAAGGAGACATTGTGGATCAATACGAATATGACTATCTAGAATCAGGAGCCCGTGTTGCCTGGGCACTGCTTCAAGAGAACGGAGGAAGAGAATGGGAACGTCTGCTAGTGATAAGATTCCGAGAAAAGATTGGAAAGCCCGTTGTCTCGAAGCCGAATCTGCCCTCGAAGCCTGTAGTAAGGCATTGGACCTTGTCCCGATTGGGCCTTTGGAAGCGGGTCAGACATGGATTCCGTCAACCATAGCCATCCATCTTCTCAAGAGAGCAAAAGACGAGGTCAATATCTTCATTGGAAGGCATTGGCACAACGCAGGCGGGCGTCCATGACAATGCAGAGTGAACGCCACCCATGTCCTATTTGTGGTCATGACAATTCCGTACATTTTCAAGAGAATGACAGCCTAGGTTACTGGGCCTTCTGCATGCTCCAGGACTGTGATTGTTTCCTAGATTCGAAAAAGGAAGAAAATGATCCTCCCCAGGGTAGCATCTTTTAAGACTGGAAATCAGAGAGCCATTCCTCTCACCCACATAGTCATGGTAGAAGGCACCGATTATAAGGCAGTTTGTGTTAGGCAGCCGATTCGGCAAGGGGTGTTGGTAGCGCCTGGTGTGGACATTACCTGTCGCTCGTGTTCCAGACATGGATGGATATATACTCTAGGCAACCTCAGCAGTACTCCCGTTCCAACGAATCGTGAAGGTAGATGGATCAGCCGTGAAGAAGCAGCGGCCAGGCTTTCGAGGACAAGTGATCTCTTGTCCTAGTTGCTGTTCTAATCAATTCTCACTATTATTTAGATTTCATTTAGAACTTTTTTGGTGTCATGACTGCTCAGCTCTCTGGAATGTACCAATGCATTTAGAAGATGTTATTGATAAACAAGGCAGAGTTTAGTTCCAGCACCGTTCTTTGCTCCTTTCGGGAACGGTTCCTACCTGCGGTTAACTCTCGATGCTGAGTAACTACCGTTTAAGAGCCTCAGTGCCTAAAGGTAGGAAGGCTGGCGCTGAGAGCAGGCTTGCTAAAAAGCGCCGCTCTCAGCGAGATCTACACTGGAGGTAAGATGAGCAACGAAGAGTACTGGCGGAACCGGGCCATCCAAGCTGAGAAGGCTGCAGATACGATGGGTAGCGTCTTAGGTCAGTTGATGCCACACGTCAGCCATCAAGGATCTTTGGCTTACAACACGTACGAACGTTGGTTGAAGTGGAAAGACCTGAGGTGTGGTACTATTCCTGAATCCGAAGCTAACAGCCCCACGGGGCAGGAGGAATAAACAACGTGAGTCATCATTATCTTGAGGCGAGGAAGGCCCTTGGCCTCTCTCGTGAGAAGCTGAGCGGGCTCGCTAAGCGTGCCGGTATCAGTGTGTCCGCTGGCTCGATTGCTAAGCTTGAGAGCGAAGGCGAGAAGGCTATTGGCAGCCGTGGCCTGGGCCCGCAGGTTGTTGGTTATTTGAACTACGTTCTGGGTATTGGTGATTTTGAAGCCACGAACTGGTCCAGCGTTGAGAAGGGCGCTCCAGTGATCGTTGCTGGCGAGAAGGGTACTTTCTCGTACGTGTCAGTCAATGATGACGGTTCCGTTCTCGTGTTCGGTCAGAACTTCCGTAGTTTCACAGCTGATCGTGTCCGGCTCATTGCTCCTACCGCTCTTCCCCCGACGGAGAACGCTGCTCTCTTCGAGGTTCGTACTCGTGGTGGGGGCGGCGCCTACGCCCAGGAAGTCATGACCTACGTGTCCGCTCATCCCAGCCAGCCTCACAGCGTCGGCGCTCTTGCCTACGCCTTGGGCCGGGACAACGGCCTCGTGAGTCGCACTGTGGCAGGCCTGGTGAAGGCTGGGAAGCTTCAGAAGGTGGGTCGGGGTGTTGTGACCCTTCCGGCTACCAGCGCAGCCTCTGAGGCCGTTTCTGAGGCACCCGCTGCTGCTACTGCTGCGGTGGCGTTCTAAAAAGCTGGTCGAGCACCGTGGGGGAGAGGCCGTCCCCGTCGCCCTCATAAGGCGAAGATCGTTCGTTCGAATCGAACCGGTGCCACCATTCACCAGTAGGAGAGGGAATCGAGGCCGGGTGGTGGCCTAACAGGTGTCCAACCCACACTTGTTTTGGGTCCACTGGTGAATTGAAGGAGAGAATAATGGACGAATGGAAGCTCAGCGTCTTCCTGGCTGAAGCAGTCGAACTGCTTGAGCGAGCGTATAATGCTGATAAAGGAAACTTGTCCGAAAAGATTAGACATTTCTTACGTCAATATAACGAGGAGTTCAAGAATGGCAGTGGGTAATAGGTACATAGTTAGTAAGGCTATGATGGGCATTCGTAAAGCAGACTATGTTCTTCGTAATGCTGACCGTATGGGTGATGAAGCGTTCGAGAAGTGGCTAGAAGAACTTAGCAACGGGTTTTTAGATGGAGTAGAAGTCATAGATGATTACTTCCTTAATTTAAGTATAAAGAGGAATTCATGATTGACGTTATCCAATTAGTTCCTTATAGCCAACGTAAGCAGAAGATGGAAGGTCATTGCTCCCGATGTAACAAGGAAGATGTGCGAGTAATCGAGTCCATCGAAGGCGGTATGATTTGCTGGGATCTTGGTGCATGTCAAATGCGTCATCCATTTCCTAAGGCTCCGGCTTGGGATCGTTCAATGGCAGAAATTATATGAATGTCTGGGAATGTACTGTAGATGATGGGGAATTTAAAATTGAAGTCAAGCATAAAGATGCTTATGTAGGCCAGTTAATTGTATTCGTAGTTAGAACTGGAGAAATTCTCCTTGATGAAGTAGTTGGTTTAGCTTATAATGCTCAGTTCGGTCCTGATGTTGATGATGTAATTAAATGGGAGAGTAAAGCAATTGAAGTGATTGACGCTTACTTGGAGGCAAACAAGTGACGTGGTTCGGGTGGCTAACTGTTGCTCTTTACTCTTTAGCTATTATCAACAAGGAAACTTCAAATCAAGCTCGAGCATTGTTGCTTGTCTTGATATTTGCTATTTTTCTGGTAGGCACTGGAAATGGTCTCTAAAGATAAACTAGCCAATAACCGAAGCCCTAACTGGGCCTTCATGGAGAAGTTCATTGTTCCTCATTACGATGATCCTGTGGACTATCTTGTTCGTTGGCGTATTATCCAAACTCCTCTTTTCGGAGTCTATTTACATAAACTTGGCACTTCTGATCCTAGGGACACCCTACATAACCATCCTTGGCCTTTCATCAGTTTTGTCTTACGTGGAGGATATTTAGAAGCTGTTCAATCTGAAGTCCCAGGTGCTTATTGTCGATGGCGTCACGTTAAAAGAATAAATATCAAACGACTGCGTGACTGGCACTGGATCCATTGTCTATATAGGGTGCCTACCTGGACCCTGATGTTCGTTGGTCGTCGTCAGAGGGTCTGGCAGTATATGGACAGGGATGGAACGCTGACTGATTATGACAAGCACCGTTTCAATGACGAATTTCTAGCATCAATAGAAAGAAAGGCTCGCCGTGTCGCAGCGGAACAGTCTAGAAAATAAAGCTAAGCGTAGGGCCCAGCGTGTGGAACGCCACGAAAAAGCTGCCTTCGTTCATGAGGTAGCTAATGAGAGCCCGGAAGTGGACGGTAAGAAGGTCCGATTCAAGAATCGAAAAGAACGCAGGAATTAAAAGAACCCCCCTAGCTTTCTGCTAGGGGGGTTTTTTAATGTTCTTTTTTACTCAACAACACGGCTGGCTGCCAGCAAACCAAGACCAAGCTCCAGGTCATGGGCGCCAAGCTCCACACCAAACACGGCAAGAGCGAACACCGCAGCAGCGGCGAGACTCAAGGTAGTTCGGTTCAGAAAAGTATCAAAAAACATTATCAATCACCTCCTTAGTCATAATACAATTGATAGAACTAAAATGGGAACAGCAAAGACCAGAAAGAGTGCAAGGACCCAGAGCAAGGTGTTCCACAATAATTGCATGTTATTCTTTTTTTCAATTTTTTCCATAAGATCTTTCAATTGTTCCAGTATATATTTTTCCCGATCTTGCTCATTCATAAACTGCCCGCCATTTCAATTATCAAAATCGCAATAGTTGCATCGATGATAGCTTGATTACGGGGATTGTCCGGGGGAGCACTAGAATGATCACACGTCATTGTTCCATCTTCCTCCAGACCTATCACACTGTTGCATGTAATGGGGTGATGAGTCCCTATCAACTTTCCCACCAAACTTAGATCAGCTGACCCCTGAGAAAGAACAGATTGTAGTGCAATAGTTTTGGGTGAAGATTGGAAGAACACTCATTCCCCACCTTTCTGCCGAAAGTTAGCTTGGATAGCCGTTTCTTCAAGGATGGAATCAATTTCATCCAACAGATTATCTGTTTCCTCTTTGAGGTCTTCTACATCCTTGGTGGCTCTATCTTCTACAGCAGCGGTGTCCTCTTCTGCGAGTTTCTTGGCATCTGCTATGGCCCTATCTCTACTATTTGTCGTTGCGTACGTCATCACTCCTCCTCAACTTTCAGGGAGTGCTGCATAAATCCATAGCTTGTCATTGCAAGGTAGAGGGCATGCCGGGCAGCGTCCATGCTATGGCCCTTACCAGGAAAGTATAGACCCGCCCGCTTCAGGACACCATCGGTGACGAGCCGCTTGGCCGACGAGGGTGCCTGTAGAAAAAAGGGAACACTAGCTTTCTCACAGAAATATCTAACAATACCAATTGTTTCCAAACTCCAAGGAGCTTGTGAATTTTTTGCCGTTTGAGGAGTAATGATGAAAGCTTCACAGGCAACGACCGTATTAAAAGATCCAAGCTGATTCTGAAAATACTGTCCAACTCCACTAAGTTCTAATTCATATGGAGTAACTAATTCAGGATGTTCAGAGTATTCATCAAGATAGAAAGAACAAATGCCTGTAACTTTTCCTGGATCAACCCCTATGATTCTCATCTACGGTGAAGCCGCCAGTCCAACTCAACCAGGAGAAGTAAAATAGCCCAGATAAGCATGGCAGTCCCGATGATTTTACGTATCATTTCTCCTCCATAATGGCATCAATAACAGTTTCCAGATCTGCTAGAGTGCCTGTATTATAAATAACAATATCAAAAGCAAAGTGATTGAGAAGTCCATCCATTCCACGCTTCTTAGAGCCTATAGGGCGCTCTATACGCCACAACTGCCCACCCAAGTCCAAGATCTTCTCAGCCTCATTCGGTTGACGCACGTCAGAGATAACCATGTTCTCAGGGATATCCATGAGAGGCCTCCAAGTCCAGGCATCTTCATGAATAATATCCCGGACAGCTTGCCCTAAGCCAATCATGTAGTCCACCGATTCTGGAAAACTCTCTTTCATTAAATCTAAGCCAAGAGTTTCAACAGTTTCCTTATACTTATATCCATTAGAAAGATAAGGATTAATAGATTCAAGAACTAGTCTGAGATTTTTAGCGAACTGACGCCATTCATAATCATACTTATCTTGAAGAATTTTAGCTATGGAATCCTTTCCGCAACGGCTGGGCCCGTAGAGTCCGATAATCACCTAACAATCTCCAATCCTGTTCGGGCCAGCCTAGCCGTTTCCTTAAGCATGTCACCAATTTTTTCGGCTCCGTCAGCATCAACATAAAACACACTAGATCCCGTCAGATGCTGAATAGTGAGGACAACAAAAGATGTTCCGTCTTGAGATTTACCATGAGAAAGATTTATGGATATAGGGCTAGGCTGCGGTTGAACACCTTGCTGGTGCGGGGTAGGTTCCATCTTCATGTTCTTTGCTGCTTCAGCGGCTCGTCTAAGGATCTCTTCTTGGTTCATTAAATTCCTCTGTTCCAGTAGGCCAAACTACTCTGATTATTCCGGCTGCTTGGGTAAGCTTTCTACACATGTCACATTGAATTCCTGTGATGTAGAGGGTTCCACCTCTAGTATCGTTCCAAGAGGCGTAAGCCAGAGCGTTTTGTTCGGCGTGAAGACTAATGCAGTTTTCGTAGGAAGTAAGGGACTTACATTCATCATTACTGAGCAACCCTCTGGGGCAATCTCCTGCAAGGCAGCTAGGACCACCACTAGGTGAGCCGTTATATCCGGTGGAAACGATCCTATGATCTTTGACGATGATACATCCATGCCGTGCCCTCCTACAATCTGCTCTCAGAGAGATTGTTTTGCATATGGCTAAAAAATAAGCATCCCATCCAGGACGTTCTTGGTAAACCTGACTCATGGCACAGTTCCGTCGGACTGATGCGGATACCAAAAGGCGCCGCAGCAAACCATGGCTTCACCTGCGTCAGCATGGAAGGTGTCCTTGCGCCATTCCATGGTGGAGCCACACTTCCCGCACCTCACCGTGACCCACACACTTTCGGCGTTATGTGATGTCATTCTTCCTCTTTCAGTTCAACCATCTCAAGATCAATTAATAGATCAATAATGAATTCACGAGCTTGATCATGATCACCATCTTTGATGGCAAAGAACTTCCCCCATAGATTACAATGTTGACTGTTCAAATAATCATCTACGTGTTTTTCCAAGTCAAAATTATCCACGGTCTACCATCCATTTAACGATCTCCTTTCCTGCACGCATTGCACTTGGATCATCATGCAGGAAAAGATTGAGAGTGTCCACAAGTTTTTTGATAGTCTGCTGTTGATGTTTAATTACATCAATATAAACGTCTAGATCATCTTTCATTTTGTACCCGATATAGAGCGCACAGGCATTGTCCCTTCCAGCTTCGGCAAGTTCTGGGGCAGATCAAATGCAGGCCTCTGTCGCAGTACCAGCACCGCACTGTCATCGGCTCTTGTCCCCCCACCGGGCAAACGGGCCCTCCGCTGATACCGTCAGAGGAACAGACCACCCAGACTGCGTCATTACCTTTTCAATTTCAAGAACCATGTCCTTGGCTTGCTCCAACGGAAGCTCCAGGCAGGCTTCGTCATGGACAGGCAATACGAGGTATTCCCCAAATCCAGCCATATCAAGATCGATGAGTGATTGTTTGAAAGCGTCAGCTGCTGTCCCTTGAATGAGCTTGTTAACGAGTGCATAGATCTTGTCTTGTTTTTCTGTATGTCTACGCCCCAAAGGTGATAGGACGTAAGCTGATCCTTCACTTGCGAGTCTTTGTTTTGCAACATTAATTACCTTTCTCTGAAAAGATTTTACTTCAGGAAACCGCTCATCATACATATCCAAGAATGCCGTAGCCTCGTCCAAAGGAAGTCCAGCAGTCCAGGCAAACTTTTCCGTACCAGCAACGTACGCTTTTGCGAAGTTAGCATTCTTGAATGTTTGGCGTCTCTGATCCTTACGGGTGATTGAGAAGTCATCATAAGCAATCCGGGCCATCTCTGTGTGGATGTCAGAGCCTGTCGCATCTCCTTCTCGAATAGCGGCCAGCATCCCAGGATCTTGGCAGAAGTGGGCCAGGAGCCGCATCTCTACGGCGTCAAAGTCAGCACTAATCCAACCAAACCCAGGACGAGGTATAAAAGCATCCCGGACAATAGACCCACGAGGCAAGGTCTGAAGTGCTGGATTCTGGATGGACATGCGTCCTGTAACTGCACCAAGTGTATTAATAGAAGGGTGCAGAACCCCATTATCGTGCATCTTCAGGAAGTTTTCGAAATAGGCTGAACCTATTTTTGTCTTTTGTCTGTGACCGAGTACAGCCTGTGCGAGCGGATGATCAAGCCCTTCGAGAACGTCCTTGTCCATGGACCACAATCCAGTGGGTGTAGTCTTTGAAAGATCCACACCCTCCTGTACGAGCTTCGTCGCAACGGATTGAGTTTCGGAAGGACGTACTCCGTAATTTTCAAGACACCATTGTTCAACGGACTCACAGTATTGTAGGATCTCTTGATACCTAGCATCACAATACTCCAGATCTATCCGGGTGCCTTTCATTTCCATATTCGAGCAGATTCTGGCAATCTGCATCTCTAATTCATAGACAGGCAGGAAGCTTGCTTCAATCTCAGGCCAGAATTTTTCTGCGATTCGAGCCGTAAGAATGCAGTCAACACCCGCATAGCCCCAATATATAGGGAAGTCTAGGGGAATGTCCCCCCATCCCCATTTTTGAGTAGCCATCGCAGCCTGAAGTGTTCCTTGGAGCTTTTTGGCTTGCGGAGATAGGAATGAAGCACCCAGACTTTTGAGAGAAGTCGAACGATTAGGATTAATGATGTGGGCCATCGTTTTAGTATCATGAGCCTTACTCCATGGGAACTTGATTCCACCCTGAGCATCCAAAAACCGGATATCGAATGGAAGATTCTGTCCCACCCACCGATCATCGTACTTCTCTATAGTTTCCTCGATGACACCAAGCCACCGATCAGCCCGGAAGACCCACGCCTCCTGAGTATCACCAACTTGTACCAAGCGCAAAGGCTGCTTCCAAAATTCCAAACCACCCGTCTCAGAGTCTATGGCAAGCCATTCACGATCTTCAGAGAGCCAACGTAGATAGTCTTCTATGTCAGCACATGATTCTACAAAGTGAATTACTGTATCTTCCATTATTCTTCTTCCTTAGGGTGGCCAGGCACCACGTTACTGGTCACGCTGAAGTACTCCGACAGCGCTGGGAGCCACGTCTTACAGGCGGGGCAGAATACCATTGACGGACTATTGCCATCGTTCCAAGCGATCGGTTCAGTGAATGAACCGGGGCAGGCGTCATCGGTCAGCGGCATCTCCCTCCCGTTGAATCCGAGCGCCTGTCGGAGCCGCCAAACGAACGACGCCTCGCACGGCTCCCCACCAATCTGTTGGCACGCCTGGTCAAGATGCTCCAGCGTGAGACGCAGGTCTTCGATCCAGCGGCCTTCGCCGAGCACTGCGGCGTTCGGGTTGGCCGCTGGCTCCCAGCGCATCCTGCCGTCGAACTGAGTGGGGCGACGGAAGTGGTAGACGGCTCCCGCCTGTCCTGCGCTGACTACGGCGAACGGCTCCCAGCCTTCCGCCAGCAGGCGCTCCAGCTTCTCGTTGTCCTCCTGGACGCCCGTGCCCCACCACGCACGCTCGATCTCCCAGCGCACATGTGTCATCAGTCACATACACATTCAGATAAATATTTCAGAGCTTCTGCCAGGATACATTTTGCAGGCCAACTCAATGGTTCATAATCATCATTCTTGTTATAGCGACGAGTATCCTTGACCAATGAATCAATAATTTCCATTGGTTCAAATGCCATTTTACAAGTGTAAAGATCTTGTTGCCCAGCTATCCTAGTACGACCGATGGTTTGAAGAATCCACTGATCATTCTCAGAAATGAAAAGGTCTAACTCAATCCAGTTATCTTTATCTGGACGTTCGGTTGAGCAATGAGCGATACGTTCACCATTAAATTGTGTTATGGTATGGTTATGCTGCATGAAGAGGACTTCCATCATAAGGCTATGTTCCTCTTTCCTATAATTCCTGCGGGGGCCTTTCCGACCCCCGCAGGATTATACCATGTTAGGCGTCAACGAATAGCCGATAGATAGCAGTTACTCTGCCTCTTTCAGGGTCAATAAAGTGAAGACGCTGGGAAGGTACTGCTGATGCGGCCATAGTATCACGGGCGTAGCGGTTGTCAGACTCCGTAGAACCCGTCTGATACACCGCACCGGATCCATTGGCCAAAGCCCATTCACTGTGGTTGTGGTAATGTCCCACATATACATCATTAAACTCCCAAGGATAAGCGCCTGAACGCCATCTGTTGGCGTGTTGGACAATGGTGGTAGGGGAAGCAAAACCACCCCGTCCAATCTCATCCCCGTGAATGAGCAAGGCGCGGTAGTTACCAATCTCTACACGCTGGATGTCCTCCGGGCCGTTCTCTTCCCACTTGAGCCTGTTCGTGTTTTCTGTTTCCAAAAGCTGACGAGCAAGCTCATAGGTCATGCGGTCGAGGTTGTCTGCGTTTGGGATTACGGAACGCTTAGAACCCATACGTCCATGGTTACCCCACTCACCCACCACCTCGACCGTGTCATATATCGAAAGAGCGTAGCGTACAACATCTACGATCAATCGTGACACCGTTACATATTGACCAAAGATAGTCTGGTCAATCTCAAAAGGTTGGTGAGGATAGATTTGTACGCCTTCGATCATATCGCCACCTAAAAGAATAACCCCGTGGCGTACGGGGTGGTCTGCTCTTTGAATCTCAGTAATCTTGGACGCCTTTTGACAGAATCGCATAACACGTTCTTTCATTACTTCTGAGTTATAACTAGCAGTAAGCTTAGCTCCTTGCCAGTCAGTAAGATGCCAAAGAGCCGCTTCAGCATTTTTTCTTCGTTTATCTGTTGCTGGAGCAGGAACATCTGTTAATGGGCCCAAAGATAACATAGCATCATAAGCGCCTTGATGTGTTGCTTCAACCAACCGTTCGACCTTCCGCTTCGCTTCTGCAAGCTGTTGCGCAAGTTTAGTGTTGGCAGCTCGAAGACTGACAACTTCTTCATTCTCTCGACTAAAGTTACTGAGCGAAAGATCGGACACGTTCCTACCTCCTAGGGTAGCCAGGCCATGTCAGCCGGTTTCTGCTATTTATTCTGCTTTTTGGAAATGATGTTGACCAGTCAGATGGTGATCCAGTGAGGTAGAAGAGAGCCCCCTTGGAGCACCGCTCTCATCGAATACAGCCTTGCCTTCGTATCCCTTAACCTCCCACAGCCACGAAAGAATGATTTTACGAGTGACTCCTCCTCTATAAGCTTCGTCAATCTCTTCACGTTCGGGAAGTACACAAACCACACACTTTGCACGTTCTTTAGACTTGGCGAATTCATTCAAACTGAGCTTCTTGGTTGTCATTCCTATTCCTCCTTAACCGCAACAATAGTTCCTATAACCACAAAACGGACATAACCATCTTGTTTTTACAGGTTCAAACTCCTTTTCGCAGCTTTCGCATCTAGTCATTCTAACTTATAACATGGAACCAGACTGGAGCAGTAGCACCAGGGACTCCCCCCTGAACCACTACGACACTACCGACACCCGTGGCGTCATCGTCAGGAGTGAGAGCCACCTCGTCCGGGGTGCCATCATAATGGCCGTCCACACCAGGCCGGGTGCCGCTGTGCGCCTTCAGACCGACAATGGTGTCAATCTGGTAGGGCACCCGGATCCAGCCCTTCCCAGAGCTATCTAGAGGGATGTTGAGTTGGACAGGGGTAAGCTGCACATCTACCTCCACAGGTGTTCCGATAATCAGATTTTGCACTGCGGACTTCAGAAGATAGTCGATATTGATCGAACCGGGATCCCAATGATCATTTTCAGGAACATGACAGTGACCACACCACCCGTTGAAGGCAGTCCATTCAGCGCCAGTCATTCTTCGGTCTGTCTGGCCATACTGCGTGGCGAACGGTTTCACAGGTTTAACAGACCTGATGGTTGTATTGGCTTCAATCCATCGCATCAAGCTCTTTAGCCCGTCTAAAAACGGAACAGGGATGAGATGAGCTTCATTTGCTTTCCAAACAATCTCAATCTGGATACACCGTAGCCGGTTAGTCTCAACACCTCCAGGCTTATTCTTTAAAGCACGGGCTGCCTTATTAATTGGGATGTGTTGCCAGACCTGGAACTGATTACTTTCGTAGCTGATAGTGAAGTGTGGCGCTGAATTATTAGCCTTGTAGGCTACTAAAGCTCCTGCGTATTTCGATCCTTCTGTTGTGTGAAGAACCCCTCTCCAAGGCGCTGACGTTAAGAAGTTTCCTGCATTAGGAAGTTCTTCTTTAATTGCCTTCTCATACCAGATTGCCATTAAGCAGCCCCAATATCTGTAACCAAAATGAAAGCAGGATCAGTGGCAGAGGCGGATAGGGTAAAGCTAGCCCCGGTAGCCTGCGCTGATAGTTTATACGTATGGGAACCTGCTGATGGTGCAAAGACAATTGATACGTGTCCTGAAATAAAATCAGCGTTATCAGCAGCACCTGCCGCCTGTGCAACGTACAAAGTTCGTTTAATTTGTGTCGAACCTTCCCTAATAAAAAATTGGATACCATTCTGTGCTGCTTCTACATTAACAAAGTTAGCTACTCCTTCAATATGAATACGTCTATTATCAGATACTGTAACTATAGTAGAAAGATTAGTTAAGTCAACTATCGTTGTGCTGATACCAGTTTGGTTCGCTATTGCTTGAGAGGAACCAAGTTGTCCACCAGCATCCCTAGGTGCCCAATCAACTCCACCAAATCCAACCAGCTTATTAGTATTAGTTTCAAATATGAACTGGCCCTCATATGGGTTAGAAGGACGAGTGATAGAAGTCAGTACTTCAATAAAATCCTCATCAATAGGTTGATGAACCCATAATGTCCCTTGAGGATGTGCTCGATCAACTGTTCCATACTGACCTCTGGTAATAGTTGCCACAGTTGCAGACGCTGTGTGAACAGTAACTACAACAATCTCTGGCTCCCCAAACTGTCGGATTGGGTCCAAAGTAACCACTGCATGCGCAGCCGCCACTACAGACATCTTTGCTAGTCCTGCAGAGTTGAAGGTTGTAGCACCTGCTGCCAAGGGATTGTCTGTAGTTGTTCCAAAAACATTATTATCGCGTATTCTAGGTCCAGCGGGCATATTTACTCCTTAGATTGACTGCACGATGATCGTGCGATCGTAATAAGTGCCGGTAGTAATCAGAGAATTGTATTTTGCCGTCACGGTTGTACTCCCGGCGTTCAATCCAGTCAGAAGGAAAGAAGCGCCAATATGCCAGGTGGACCCCGAAACTCCGGTACCACCCACATTTCCGACACTTACGATCAGCGCACGAATCGATGAGGCAGCCAAAGTGTTCGCCCCGGAGAGAGCAAATCCCATTTGTGAGTTCCCTCCGGTTCCTGGGGTAATCCCACAAGAGAGGGTAACTAGAAGACTGCCCGATGATCCCACGTTTACAGTAACAGTAGGTCCTACCGTTGCCAAATCTGTGAATCCGCCACCTGCAGCATCAGTTTCGGCAGTGGCGACGCTCTGAGTTGCAGGATCAGTGGACAATTTAGCCCAGATAACACCATCCCAGACCCAGAAAATTCTTGTGTCTGTTTCGAAAAACAAATCCCCAGGCACAGGTGCAGGAGGAAATGTAGGACGAGGGACCCGGGCCCCTGAACGTTGAGTTTTAATGCCTTTAGGCGGGTCTAAAAATTCGTCCTTTTTAGGATTGTAAGCCATTCCTTTTTAACCTTCTGGATTGTCAATAGGAGAAAGAGTAATATTAATTTGTTCTCCATCTGCTGCATAAACTGCTTCTACACGAGTTAATCTAAAACTCTGCGTGAGTTGGAAACAGGTTTTGAGAATTGCTACGTCTACTCTAGCACCTGGAACCATTTGATCAATCTGCCAGGGAGTGTCGGGGCTCAGACGGCTCCCAGGAGGCACCTCCATGATCCTGGGGGCGATCTTTGTAGATGCTGCATAAATATCTGCAGCCTGTCCGGCTGAAACTCCGTCCTGCAATCCATTTCCATCTTTTAGTCGCTCTATTGGACCATAACAAAAGAAGTTTACGGGAGCACTAGAAGCAGGGGTTCCCTCATCGCCCTCGAAATGTACATACCATCGATTCCCTTGTAGATCCCCATTTTTACTAATTTCTACTTCTCCAAGAATATGCTCATCATTGAGAAGTATTAGAGGAATTAATGGGGTTGCATCTCCGACGAGAACAATAGTGCGGCCTAGGGTTGTAAAATCCAATCCTGTATCAGCAAGATCAGCCAACATTTCAAATGCTGTAGTACTAAATTTCTCAAAGAATCGCTTACCAAGAAATCCTGATGGAGTAGAATGAATGTTATCTACTTCACAGGTAACAGTATCTTCAGAAAATGCAGTTTCAATAATAAACTCACCAATAGTAGTAAGATCTGTATCAACTGCTGTAAAGTTTATATCAATAGGCGGTACACGAACAGTCAGGAAAGCTAAAGAATCTCTAGCTCTAATAAGGATTTTAGTATAAGAATAAGTGATCTCTACAACCGGGCCTACCCAAACTTCCTCTCCATCTCTCCATACATGAAGCTCATGGCACCACGGCTCCACATCGGCGAGACACTCACAACAAGTACTTACAGAATCTCCTCCTAAGGAAACCTCTACTTCAGCTTCTGAGATATCATCTAGTCTGCGATCCCATTGAAGCTTTGTAACATTATCTAAAATACAAGATACACCAGCTGCACAACGTGATGTGATAAAAACGGTTGGCTCCCCACAACCTAACCGGGTACCTCCAACTTCTTGTAGTTCTTCTACATTGGATGTTGGAGTTTCATCAAATGGGTCACCAATAATACTTACGCCATTAACACATATAAGAATACCACCGTAGGTGGTAGCATAATACGGACAACTAGCAGCCATTTAAATCAACACCAGACAATACATAATTCTTCAACATTCGATATTGCGGCTTCACCAAATGGACTTCCTATGATACTTACTCCATCTACACACATAAGAATCCCACCGTATGTCCAAACGAAATACGGACAGGTGAGCATTTAGACCTTCTTACCGATATAGACCATCCATAATACGGTACTATAGACAGCTTGTGTTACAAGATTACGAGCCCCACCGGATTCTTGTCTGGCTATTAATTCAACAAAATCTCCAGGATCAAAGAACCATAGATAACTTAATGCTTGTTGAAGAGCGACTGACCCAGAATCAGGCCGATTATCTTGACTTTCAAGCTCTGTTGTTCCATTAACTCTAAATGCAAGTTCTCTTGTACCTGTTGCATTAGCTTCCCAAGATGTGCATCCACCCATCAAATATAGTCCGGCTGTTAGAATTGTCAGTCTTGTAGGAGATCCTATCACCCACATAGTAGTTGGATCAAATACGGCAGTATCAAATGACACAGCTGTAGTTGTATTATCTGGAATAGATTGATTACTTGTGCGACGCACACGAACAAGAGGTCGAATAAAAGCAGGATCTATAAGAGTTACTCTAAAAGGATCTACTAAAGAACCTTCTCCTGTAACAGTAGATGTTCCATAATCATCCTCAAATGTACAGCCACAGCAAAAATCTTGTGCCATTAGAATCCCACCCATTGAGCCCAGAGAGATGCAGGGCAATTAAATGTAGCACCAAAATCTGTGTTACTGATAGTAATATCTAGTGCTAATGTAGTAAAAACATAAAGTTCTAAATAATCAAAAGCTGATAAAGAAATTAAAGACATCACATCCATCATAATTCTGGTACCACCACCAGGATCTTGGCTGGATTTTCTGACTTCAAAATCAGTCGTTGTACCATTTTTACCAATACTTAGATTAGAAATATTACCAGCACCTGGATTCGATAAAACAACAAATCCTCCTACCAAATATTTACCTGAAACTGGAGCAGTTAATCGACTACTAGGAAATGTTAATTCTCCAAGGAGTGTCATACCTCCATTAAAAGGATGTTGATCTGTATCAAAAATAACAAGATTTTCTATATTAGCTGTAAGTGTTTGAACAGTTAAGCTTCTTGTGATATGTCCACATGGTCTGGGATTAGGAATATGATTTGGAACAAAATTGAATGGATGAGAAATGCTGCCATTGCCACGAGCAGTAGCTGTTGCCGAATTTCCAGTGAAGCATGTACAAATTCCTCCTGCTCCACCACCACCACACTGCCCGCAATTGCTCATATAATCGCCACCCAAAACTTGAGCTTCTTGATATTTAATGCCCCAGCAGTTGTTTCTCTAATAGCAACAGTAAAAGCTTGAGTTCTTGGACCAAAACCTGAAGCAACTAATTCATCTCCGAAAAGACCAGGACTATATCCTGATGCTGTAAGAATCATATCCTCAGTCGTAAGTCCTGCAGTAACGGCTCCAGCAATAATAATAAAACCGAGAGTAGCATGAGCCGCTCTAATTGATATTGCTTTTTTAGTTCCAGCATCAGCATTAGCTTGAAATTCTGCTGCTGCCCCGACTATAAAATAATTTCCAGATACAATCATGCTAGGACTAGTTGGTGTTGGATATCCAACAAACACAGTCTTATTGTTAGGCGAAGTTTTATATACAACTGTAATACCTTCTCCGTTTAAAGTCTGAATTCCATCAAGAGACCTATCTGGATATCTAATTTCTGCTGCAACTGGCCGATATTGCACAGAATCAATAAAAGAAACTGTCCAGGGATCTGATAAAGTTCCGTTACCAGTTACTACAGTATTTCGACGCCCATGCTCCGAATCATTAGCAAAAAATCCATCTTCTTCTGCATGGCAGGAACAACCGCTAGTGCATCCAAGTTCAGCCATTACACCTCCCTTGGAACGATTGTAAGAGACACACAAACATCAGCAGACGACGGAGTTGTGGAGTTATCAGGAAATAAAACTTCCAAACAAAAACCAAATTTGCTGAAAGAAGGCCAAGACCAAGGACCAGCCGTCAGTGGTTCCCCCGGAAAAACTGATCCATCATTACATATTAAAGCCATCTGCTTGGTCCTACCATCAATATAAAATTTAGAGAGAGGAGGTATCACAATAATTTTTAATTCATCGCACATTACATCACAGTTTGGAGGATTAGTAATTAGATCTCCACAAGGATTATCACTGATACTTGTATAAAAACCTAAAATTATTGATTGAATAGAAAGTGGACCAGTAGATATAGTGATAACAGGAACTACTTCTTCTAAAGAACCCCATGCTGCTCTAGGCACTGTTAAATATAAAGCACTATAGATTGGGGATTCAACAAAACAAGAGTTTGTATAAGTTGCTGTGGGAGGAAGATCAGGAGAAGGACAAGTACTTTCCAATAATATATCAGCGCAGTTTGTAGGAGCACAGCTAACATCTGAATCAGAAACTCTGGTGGATTTATTGAGAGCCAAACTTTCACATTCATAAAGAGGAATAGGAGCAGAATACATGAACGGCTGCGCTGCTACTAAGGAAAATTCAATCTCAGTAATACATGAAGCTCCGCAATTACCACATCCAGTTTTATGATTACTTAAGACTGTTGGACCAACTATCAAACCAACATTCTTCAATTTCCTAAGTGCTTCAACTCCTTCAGTATCTACAATACCAAACGATTCCGAAATAATTTCCGGACAACATACCAACAGTTCTAGATCTTCTCCATCACAATCTCGACAATCTCCAATATCAGATAAAACTTTAGTCAACCACCGAAGTCCATAGGCCACCGCACAGCAATCTGCTCCTAATAAGAAGCCCTTCCAGACCATTGTCCGGGCATTCAATCTTCCTCGTCCTAATATGGCACCATCATGGATGGTCTCTGTGATAGCTCGGGTAAATGTAGAACCCATCCCCTCAAATTCAGAGACTAAAAATCCTGCGAATCGACCGCTCTCAGGGATGTCTGAAGAAAACCAAGGTGCATCATCAATTTCAGGTGTGGTATATGGAGCATCTCCAACTAATTCGGCAATATTCTCACAACTACAGCTACCACGAACATCAAGTGAAGGAGGACGAAGACCATTGAGAAGATAAGCTACTGTCCGTTCATCATTGACTATCTCAGTTCCCCCTAAAGACGCATAACTACCTGCTGCAGATTCACTCATCTACTCACCTCCTTCTTGCTATTCTACGATCAATTTCACGAGCCAACAGACGAGGATCTGGGGTTGGAGTTATCACTGGGATTGTAACATTAGTGTCTCCACCCTTTGTGAGGCCAGCCGCTACAAGCTCCGCCGCAATCGCCTGGGCCAGATCCTTGTTAGCCTTCCTCTGAGCGCCACTAGCAGCTCCGCCAGCCCCAGCGATAGAAATACGGGGTACCCTATCGCCACCTGTGATCGCAGATGCCGCTGCAGCCTGCGCAGCCGGGAATCTGGGAAGGTTCCGAGACAGAAGCTCCCATACCCGATCAGGTTTGGTGAGAGGGAGGACAAGTTCTTGCTTGTACTTCTCACCAAGTCTGGCAACGACTGGGGCGGTGATTAGTCCGCCTTCTTCGAACCCAGGAAGACCTAGCCTTCTGAACGCTTCAGCAAAGGGGAGTCGAGGATCCCGAAGAAGCTCATTGATCCCCTGAATTAGTTTTTGACGTTGAATAGCTCCAGGTGCTCCTGGAGCACCTGGACCAGTAGGCAGAGCAGGCAATGAAGCAACAATATTGGCAATGGCACTCTCAAGAAGTTTAGGGGACTGACGAATTAGAGCTTCATTGGCCGCAAATTGTTGGAGCTTAATTCCTAGAAGAGTATTCTGATCTCCAATCGCAGTTGCAACCTTCTCATTTACCTCTTGCTGAGCATCACGCTGACGGCGCAGGGCCTCCGACACTCTGTCTTCAGCATCTCGTACTCCATCCCGTGCAGTTGCGACCCTCCTAGCAGATTCTTCAGCTGTTGCAGCAACATTAAGTTGCGCCAGAGATAGTCTTTCCTCAGCATCCGCAACAGTATTCCTAGCGGCAGCAAGATCTTTAGTGAATTGTGAATTACCAGCTTCAATTGCTTGAAGGGTTGTCCGGTCTTTTATCTGATCCTTAATAGCCTTGTCAACGTCACGATCTGCTCGTGCAAGATCATCACGAGCATCTCTAATAGCGTCAGTTTCTACCTTGCCCTTCTGCTCTGTTTCAGTGAGCTTCTTCCGGGCCTCATCTACATTTCTAATGGCATCCCGAACATCAATTTCAGTGAGAACAGCATCTTCCTTGAGCTTATTTACATTCTCAGTCGTACGACCAGCACGTCGTTGAGCATCAGCTGAAGCTCTGGCGTTAGCGAGCGTGCTGCGCAGTTGGTCGAGGGAGAGCCCGGAGAGATCGATTGACTCCTCTTGCGTTTGGTTTAGCTTGGCAAGAGCTTCGTCCCGGGCTCTAATTGCCCTTTCTAATGAAATTTCTGCACGGGTGACATCATCTGTAGCTTCTGCAATTTCATCTTGAGTGGCCGGTACTAGAAGATCAGCCAATCGCTGGGCAGCATCAGCTCGTCTATCTTCAGCATCAGCTAAACGTTCGGTTGAGTCGGCAAGATCTTCTCTTGCTTCGGTAAGCTCAGCTTCTCCGCCCTCGGCAAGAAGCTCATTGAACCTTGCTTGTGCATCCGCCAAATCTTCAGTTGCCTCAACAACACTAGCCGCTGCATCAGCAGCATCCTCTTGTGCTTCTTTTAGGGCATCATTTACACTTTGCTGAGCATCCTTAACTCCACGGAGTGCTCGTTGATAATCCTTCGTAGCTGCAGTCAAAGACTTTTGTGCAGATGAGACATCATCTAGAAGAGCGGAGACATCAACAAATTCCTTTTTGATTTCTTCGGCAGCCTTGGTTGCAGTTTTCTCAATCTCAGTGAAGTTCTTGGCAGGCCTGTTATCTCCACCAAACAGCCTTCCAAAGGCTCCTTGAACTCCATCAATAGCGCTTCTGAAACCACTACCAATTGCGCTAGCAACAGTTCTTAGACCCGGAATAAGATCGATAAAGTCCTGGACTTTTTGGTTCGCTGCCTCAAATGCTGCTGGAATTTCTGTTCCAATTATCTGCCTGAGGGTACCAAGAAGAACATTAAGTTCATTAAGTCCTGCGATAATGACACCAATAATTCCAGCAAACCTACCTAGACCTGATGCAGCTCCACTAACTGAGTTACCGATGTTACCTATAATACCTCCAAATCTAGATAGCACTTGGAGGGCAGTTGCAAAGCTTCTTACGAATCCTGCTACAAATGCTCCTAATGTAAGGCTTTCACCAATAGCCTTAGTAAAAAATCCTAAAACTGTGGTAGCAATCCTAATAGCTGGGATCAAAATAGAAGAAACAGCACTAGCAAATTTAATAAAACTAACTACAATAGGAGCAGCAACTTGAACAAGTTGAATGAAACCATCGATAAAACCAGGAAGAAGAGGAATAATCTCTTGAATAGTTGTAGCTAAAGACTCTCCCATGGTCTTAGCCAAATCTGAAATGCTTTGTCTAATATCAGCAAACGGTCCAACTCCTTCTTTGAATCCATCAGTGAAATCTTTAAATATTGGAACCAAAGCCTGAATGAAAGGCTGGAATCCAGTTTGGATAATCTGTGTGAAGATTTCTCTAATAATACCAAGCTGTCCAGCAAGGGTTGAGGCCCGGAGAGCAAAGACATCTAGACCTTCAGTCGCTTCATTTACTGTTTGAACTAGTGCCTTAATACCAACATCAGCAGTAACCTTCCCCTGTTCCTGAAGCTTCCTGGCTTCCTCTGTACTGATGCCCATATTTTCGCCAAGAATCTCAAAGAACCGGGCGAGGTTTACTGCACCAGGAAGGTTCTCAGCGATCTGACGACGAAGCTCTTCCATCGCCACAACACCCTTAGAGGCAATCTGAGATACACCATTAAGGGCCAGTCTAAGTTGCTCGTTAGTAGCTCCAGTAAGAGCAGCAGCTTTCGTGAAAGCTGTAAGAACTTCTGTAGTCTTGGCCCCACTAAAGCCTAGAGCCAGGAACTGGCGACCGGTGTTTGCAAGTTGTAGAGAAGATCGACCAGATTCAATAGCCAGACTACGAAGAGATCCAACAAATTCTTGAGTAGTAGTTTGTGCGGTTTTTGAATTATTGATAATGGCATTAAGAGACTGTTCCAAAGCCTGGAAGTCACCAGCAATAACAGCGAACCTCTGCGTCACAGCCGCTGCCGCTGCTGCAACTCCAACTAAACCAAGGGAAATACCACTGATTACTTGACCAGTTCGGTTTCCTACAGATCCAAAATTAGTTACAGTATTAGTGAGACCTCTGAATGAATTTTGAACAAAAGCTAGCCTGTTAGCAAGAACAGTTGCTTGCTGAGCAGCACCACCAAACAGATTGGATAGATTACGAATAGCCGTAGCTTGCTGCGTAGTGCTAGCAAATCGGCCTTGTACTCGTGCAAATTGTCTATCAAAAGCCTGAGCAGCACGGGTCGCAGCTGCAGTAACCTGCGCTTCGTCAAGATTAAGATTAAGGGATACTGTTGCCCTTGCTACCTCATCTCCTCCAAGACCCACTTATTTCACCTCCTTGCGAAATCCCATGAAAGCCTGAGCGGCCTGGTAAGAGCGCCTCTCGTCCCAGTTCGGGGGTGTCCAGCCCTGGGGTGCTGTCCAACGCTTAGCAGGCGTCACCGGAACCGTCTCAGGCGATCCTGGAACGGAGACAAGGCGACGAGCACGGCGAGGTTGATGGAGAAGGGGGTCACGAATGAGAGCAGCATTGTCCAAGCTCACCTGGAGCTTGGCTATACCCTCTTCATCCAGACCCTCTGTCATCTTGTAGTACACCGTGTTGATCATTCTCCGAGCTGGTAGTTCTAATAAGTCACATCTCTTTGTAGCCGCCCAGCCATCTATGAGCGCCCATTCATCGAGCGCCCATAAGATTAAGGCTTGAGCGGCACCATAGGGACGTTGGAATACATCTCCATCAAATACTCGGCAACCTGTGCCATAACTGAGAGTGTAATGGGGTTTTCTTTGGAGTCCAAACGGTGAGAGAAAAGCTCAGAGGATTCCTTATCCAAAACACGAGCAAAGAAGATTTGATGAGCTTCATACAACTTTCCAGCATTCACTTGCTCGGCGTATCGTATGAGTACATTCCCCGGAAGACGGTCCGGGGGGGTAGCCTTGAATATATCATCTCCAACTTGGAACTCAATCATCTCAGATGCACTAGAAATTTCGAATTTCTTCATTCAATTTCCTCCATTTGTCTACCTGCGGTGGAATGCTTTTAATGCCTCACGTAAGAAATTATTAGGCTTAGTGCCCGGATGTGAAACTCTTGGTCCTACAAATCCAACACCTCTCTGAATCCAGAAGAACTTCAAATTAGGTTGATTTCTCGCTTGAATAATATGAGGTTTAGTACCTCGAACAACAAACAAAGCATAAGGCTCACCACGGCTATTCCTTGCATTAGAGAATATTCGAATCTGTCTCCCGTCTCTCGTCGTCTGGGGTAATCCTTTTATTAATGAGTTCGCCAGATTCCCGCTGATAGTCGAGGAGAAGCTCCTCGTACCGTCCGCTCTTGGAGCTAGGCGTTTGGCCTCCGCTAGAACGTTGTCCGCTCTCCGAGTGAGTTCCGTTGCTCCCAGACGATCGAGCAATTTTTGAATGTTGCTCTGGATCAATTGTATTCTCTGGACTGTCATTGAACTCCTTGTCCGACCAAACTAGTTCCATATGTCCTGAATCGATTAAGCGCCTTATCCGGGGGGTATCATCCAAGATAATGATCTGACCTGGATGATATCTGAGAACTTTACTATGAACAATGACTGTAACCTTCATATTTTTCCTTTACACTGGAGGATCAGGAAGCTCAACCGTGAATCTTATCTGAAAACCTACACACCCTCCATCGGGGCCAACAGTTACAGCATCTCTAATCAGGAACTTAGCTGCTCTCTTCTTAGCTGCCAAACAGCAAATTAATGCTCTCATAGAAATATAAAGTTCTGAATAAATTTGACGAGCAGATTCTGAGAGTTCGTCACAAGTCGGAAGAGTTCCATCGTCTTTAACTGTAGGAGCGCAACGCAAAAGAGTGACTGTAAAATCACCCGCTAAGGGACTAAAGCAAAATATTGGACCGACAGCGGCAGATGGGAAGTTATCATGAACATACAACCTATTAAGCCCAACTGTTAATTGTCCCTCACAACAATCATCCCAGGCAGGATCTCCTACAATTACACATGCTCTACAAGGGCAAGGACAAGTACTCTCAGCTTCTAAAGCAACACAGATGCAATCTTTGATCTCTTCTGCGAGCAACCAGAATAAGTCACTAGTTTGAACGGGCATGATAACTCCACATATAGTGCGGGGTCATGACACTGGCTCCTCAACTGAAACCTGGCCGTTCTGAGAGGATGCCATCTGCATTTCGGCGAGGGCCCGGCGCAGCATCTCGTTCTCAAGGGACAGACGGCCGACATAGGTGAAGATCCACTCGGGGAGTTCTACGGGCTGGGTCATGCGCCGATCAGCCCCAAGGAGACGAGAGCGGCGTGGATGCCGGCGGCGTCAACGGCTACGCCCGTCGGTTTGACGACGGGGGTGGCGTTGAAGAACCCGAGCTTCTGCGTCGTCGCCGTGCCGATCTTCGTGCCGGTGGTTGACGCCAAGGCGATGTTGACGCCGTCGGGTATGCTGACCCCGCCGGAGTTGAAGGTCATCTTGGCGACACCGCCCGGCGCCATGTTGAGTTGGGAACCGAGATAGTTGACCGTCACGGCGTTGTCGCCGATGGACATGGTCCCGCCGACCGACATGATCGCTACGTTGCGGGCTGTGCCGCCCGCCTCCTTCACCCGCCAGGGGATGTTGTTCTCGACCACTGCCGCCGCCGAGAAGAGGGCGCCAGCCGAAGTGAGCAGCCCACCCTCCAGATTCAGGGGTGAGGCACCCCCTGCGGTGAGCAGCCCAAGAGTGGCAAGCCCGGCCTTGATATCGGCCGTAGCCGCCGGTTGGGCGGCGGGAGTCACTCCGAAGAAACCGAGCAACGGGGTGGCGTTGACCCGCCCCTCGATGAGGGTATTGAGCGTCTCGGAGCCCTTGTTCTGGGCGCCATTCCCAACCACGAGCTTGATACGATCAGTCGTCGCCAGCCATGCCGAGGCATACATGAGGGCGGCCGAACCAGACCAACGGTAAACCCGCAGGCCTGTGTCGCCGTTGGTCTTGGCCGCTAGATAGGTCTCGGTCGGGTTGCTGGCGACCTCGTCGGCGACCCGGATTAGCGGCGTACCCGACGAGTTGGGAGCAATGGTTTGGATGGTGCGGCGCCAGTCGATCTGACCGGTGTCGGCGAAGATCCGTCCTGCTAGCGTCGAACCGCCCACGCCGTTGTCGTCAGCCTGGAGGAGGAGACTGAAAGCAGGAGCGGTGGAGGCATGGAGAATCAGCAGCGGCTTGGTCGCCGTCGAGTTCAGATTGAATCGAACAGCGGCGGCAACGGATGAATAGTGGTTGACGAGCAGACCGAAAGAGGTCGCCTCCGTGATTGTATCGAGCTGCTCGATATGCTGGCCAATCCCCTTGAGTTTGTTGCGGATGACGAGGCCTATGCCACCATTGTCAATGCCCATTGCGATCAGGCCATACTCGGAACCAGCGACACCCACACCGGGGGTGTTCGGCCCGGTGATCATGTGCAGGATGTTCCCGAACGACGAGTCCTGGATCAGGTTTAGGGTGGCGAGGGTAGTGTCACCTGCAACTCTGGCGGTGATAGCGGCATCCGACGTGTTGCGGATCGTCGGCATGACCGTGAACCGCTTGGCCCCGGTGATGTCCTCAGCTCCAGCAAGTCCGACATATGTGCCGGAGTGTGCGGTTGGGGAGGCAGCATGGGCAACATCAGCATTATGTCTATCAACACATTCTTCATTATGTTCTTTATGCAGTTCATTATGGTCAGCAATATGCTCTGCTCTGGTATTAGCCGTTGAACGATTAGTGGGTAGAGGTGTAGGACAAGGATCAGGCATTAGTACCCCCCATACCCTCCATCTATAGGAGCAGAGCATTCCTCGCCGGGAAAGGCCGTAGTAACAGTCCAATTAGGTCCAGCATCTGGTGACCAAATTGCAGGCCTTCTTGTCAGCTTATGTGGATTAAATGTCATTACAGCAAGATCAACAAGATATATTCCAGTCTGCCTATTCCCAAAAAATTCCATCGGATCGAGGAAACCAACAGTGACACCCTGCCGAGTAATTGAAGACATCCTCTGAGGAAGTTGACATGGGAGGCCAGCCGTTTGTTTGATTAACTGACACGCCATCTCACCAGCGGCGAGAAGAATCAACTCAGGCACAGGGCGACCATAACAAAGTGAAACACTCCAGGTGCCTTCTTCAGTATCTTCCTTAGTCAAATCCTGGCAGAATGGCCAACAATCATCATCCAACCGAACAAGGCGCCTGAATTCATCAATTCGATAAGTTTCTGGATCAATTACTATACCGTCAATCTTGACTTCTTGGATACAGCATGTGGGATAAGGAAGAGGAATTTGACAAATCTGAGTACAAGAACATTCAGAACATGAGTTACAGGAAATATTATACCAGAGTCCATCAATGAGAGCAGGACCGTAGCCGTTAGGACCAACTCCATAGCCCCCTGGTCCCCAACCAAAACCAGGGACATCCGGGCAGGGGTTACATGATTTACGGCAAGGCCTGATCTTTACACAACATTGGCCGAACTGACGGCCAGTCAATGCCCAAACCAACTCTTTAGAAGCTGCAACAGCAGCATCAATGACCAACTGGTCAATGACTTGGCCGTCAACGAGACAAGGATCGACAGACGTAGGTTCCCCGCTGCCCGAAGGGTTCAGACAGTTTAGGGTTAGCTCCGGCCAATCACAAGGGCCATGTGAGGGACAGGCCATCTATTTTCCTTTCTTCAAAGACGGTGCCTCAGGGGGTCGACGCCCCCTGAGGACTTAATGGCGTAACCGGTGAAATCTTACGTAAGGGCCTGGCAACCGCACACTTCAGTGGGCGGAGGGATGGTGGTAAATTGGACGTGAAGAGCAGTTTCTTCACCCAGAGGATCAATCAGCGGTCCTGGAGTGTTGGCGGCATCCTGAGCAACAACACTATACGGCCCTGACCCCCACTCAGCCGAAGGCAAAGCCTCAGCCGTCAGCGTCCAGGTAAGAGGCCCATTCTCAATGGTGATGTCACCAATACGCCCGTTAGACACACATGGCAGCAACCAGTAGAGATACTGATTTGCACCAGTGACAGGATCAACACACTCATCCCCAACAACCTTAGTCCAGAACTCAAGAGCGAATTTATTACACTCGCCCAGATCCTGATCAATCTCAAAACCAACAATGTCTCCGTTAAAGTCTGAAACAGTATTGACTCCAGAGATAATCTCAAAGAGATCAGGATCGGCATTACAAACATTCAATTCAACATTGAATCGCTTAAGAGTCGCACAGCCAGTTTCATTGATACAGAGCTTGCCGTTGGCAAGTTTCACAATAAACTCGTCAGGCTCTTCAATCTCAGCTGTGAGGTTGAGCGTAACAAAGGATTCTGAAACAACGAACGCACAAGGTCCGTTAGCAATAGCGCAACAAGCATCCAAACGGGTGGCACGAAGTGCCAACCCCTGAATTGAGCGGAAACACCTAGTCGCCATTAAACGCACACCTCCATAGATTGTTTAGCTTGGTTGCTAATATGACAATGGGGGTGTGCCGCCAGCCTAGTTGAACCGTGCTGGCCACCCCGTTCCAACGGGGAGAACATCATGATCAAATCATACACTATGTTGTGTCCTACCAGCAATCAGCGCCCGCATCCGATCTGGATGCCGACTCGCCCTACGGTAGTCTTGGATCAGTCTAGCCGTTGAATCAGGAAGCCTGAAGTCCCCACTCATAGGCGGATGCCAGAGGTGGACCAAGTCAAGGCGTCCTCTAGTCTGCGGTCCACATAGGGATTCCAATGCCATTCCGAATGAAACGTCTTCTCCACCCCACGTCGTAAATCGCTCATCAAATCCGCCAGAAATGTTCCACGCCTCCCTACTTACTATAAGTAGACCACCCCCGATGCATCCAATAGATCTAGTAAGACCCTTAAGATCGATAGAATTTTCTTCATAAACTGTATTAGATATCTTTTCTGGAAGTCTATATACAAATCTATGTGGGGTCATCCAAGGCTGTTTTCCAGATTCAACTTCTTCAACTAGTCGTTGTAGTCCAGCAACATCAGGAGTAAAGCAATCAGAATCAGCAATAACAATAGTGTCACCACTAGTCTCTCTAACTCCATAATTGATAGCCCCGGCTTTAGTAAAAGGATCATTGAAAGCAACGAGCTTCTGCCATCCAGGGAAATTAATTTTCCACCACAATTTTACCCAGTCGAAAGACTTTTGGCGATATAGATTATCAGATTTGAATGGGATTACAACCGAGATGCTCATACGGGAACCGGATCATATATAACATCTAAGGCAGTTTGAGGATCATGAAGGTAGAACCAAGTATAAAAAACATCAGCTAGAGCATCTTCTCCATGTTCTTTCAAAATACGTCCATAACCTCGCCAGTGGGCTCCAGTATCTTCATCCAGATTAGTAGCTGCATAAGCTGCTGCACCGTTTTTAGCTTTACGTATGAACTGCTCAGGAGATCGGTACGGGAAATGTCGGATGGTGAGCAGACCGTCCTGCTGAGTGCCTCCTCCCTGATACCAGGCACCATGATTGCCCTGCTGAATCACTAGATCGTCACGGTATCGACAAGCTACCTTGTGGAGTGTCCCCGGATAGGAGCGGCGCCACCCAATGCGCCGTATTGGATTCAATATAGTTAAATCATCCTTCGAGCTACTGACATGATCGTAGAGAGCAGCCGAAGCAACTAACCATTGAGGCCCCAAACTACCAAGGATCTCTTTAATAACACCGAAAGGACTGTACCAAATTTCATCAGCATCGAAAGGAACCACCCATTCAGCACCTTGGTTCCGAGCAACACGAGCAAGACTGGTCATCTTGAATGACTGGTAGTAGCCCACTTCAGGATCATCAATGACAGTAATTGGGAAGGATTCCAAGATCTCACGAGTCCCATCTGTGGATCTATTGTCCGCAACGATAATCTCATCAACCTGAGTCAATATATGACTGATTACTGGACCGATGATATCTGCTTCATCTTTAACCATCGCAATTCCAAATGTAGCCATTATACCTCCACATACCATATGGCAGTGTTCTCAGCTACCTTAACTCTGTTTCCAAAAATCCTATCAACAACAATTGCTACATCAGGAAAAGAACCACCTGGAACATAGTCATGTCCACAGATGATCTTTTTAGTTTTGGGCCACCATCCTTTTATATCAGCAGTAACACTAATTTCATCATGTGCCCCATCGATGAATATCATATCTACATCTGGAATTCCGGATGCTACAGCAGGAGAGAATCCCTGCACTGCTCTGAGATTAGGAAAGTGCCCACAGTTCTCCATAAATGCTGGATAGGATTGCTTATATTCATCATCCCAAGGATCTATGCAATAAACTGGCCCGGAACAACCAGTCAGAAGAGCGTAAGCGCTACGCCCCCTGAGGCTACCAACCTCAACCACACTCTCCATCTCAGAAGCTCGTGTTCGCAGCCACTCAAGCTCGTCCGGGCTCATCCACCCCCAGATATGACTACCTGGAGCAGTGCATCCCGGAATAGGTTCAGGTCCCATTGGTATGTACACTTTTCTCCAAAAAGAAAACAGTCTCGACACCGTATTGAGTTGCAGTTTCTAGGGTTTGGTATTCAACCTTCAACCCTGCAGTCTTAAATATATCAAGCAACTCTTCAAGACTGAATGAAATATCTGGAACCCCAGGATCATCTGCATAAGCAATCTCGTGGGTAGTATCAGATAATGGAGTGAAGAGAACCAACACCATGCGTTCAGTGAATGACCGCAGGGCGTTCGCTAAAATAAACTGCCATTGATAATTATGTTCTAGTACATGTCGCATATAGATACCAGGTACTACACTCGTATATTCAACTAGATCAACAATCTTCTCTGCAAACGGAGTGTGGGAGCCGTCTATTCCTCTGTATCGGCCTTGCGGCACAAACTTCTTGAACCAACCTTTTCCCGCCCCCCAATCTTCCACTACAGAACAATCCCGGAGAAATTCACCACCCATTTCATATGTAACTGTATCACCATAAGCCTGGACCTCACGCAATCCCTGACACCAACGATCCCATTTTCCTTTGTTTGACATCAATACCCCGTTCCTTGTCTTGCACCAATGTGCTGCACCCAGGGCTCATCTGCTCTGTGGCCCCAAAATGCAAACTGAGCTTCTGGATCCATATTCAAAATTTTGTGTGTGAAGTGGCCTTCAGAATGGATTCCACTCGGCCACCCAATATCCATCAATGATCGTCGGTACAAAGTAGGATTAGTAGTGAAAAATCGTCTGTGTTCTATCCAACTCTCTTTCTGTGTGTAGTCTCCCGGATGCTGTTCAATAATACCTCCTGCCTGCTTCTCAGTGTCATTCCAAGGTTGGCGTTTGAGTGCTAGCTGATATAGATAAGGATGATCATCCAGAACCTTCATCATGTCCACAAGAGGAACCGGACGATGGAATAAGAAATCATCCTCCAAATGAAAAACATATTCAAACTTGTCGTATCTCTTAAGATGATTCCAAGCTGCTTGAATAGCTCCCCCAAAACCCTTACGACCAGGCTCGAAGAACAGTTCAAAGGTGGGGAATGATTGAAAGATCCAACGGCGGTATTCAGCATCACCTGAGTCATCAAAGATCATCCGGTGAGTTATAGGACCTTCCAACATGGCAAGCGCAGAAGGGATAGTTTGTTTAAGACAATCCCCTCTACCATCAGTGATCACAAGAAGAGCTATGCTCATGGCTTACCTATATAGATGCGGAAGATTTTCTTTTCTAATTTCATGATGAATCCTAACTTTATCAGCATGGGTTCTAGAATTATTCCTACCTCTAGGATTTGTATGAGCGATATAAATCGCCTTCGGAACCGGAACTACTGTAGCACCCGCAATCCAGCACCGCTGCCATAAGTCCCAATCCTCTGACCAAGCGTAGTCTCTCCATCCGCCAACCCGTAGGAGAAGCTCTGTCGGGGCCACAGTTCCCACTACCAACCAGTTACCGGTGTCCAGGCAATCAGCCACGCAGTCATGCGTATGCCCTGCGACCTTGGGCATCCGGGCTGCAGCACGTCCTCCGCTGCGCTTGTACTGGACAGAGGGGGCTCGGAGATCACCTTCTGCAGCTGCAATCTCATGGAGGAAACGACTGTCCAGTTCATCGTCAGCGTCCAAATGGCAGACGAACTCTGTTTTAACAGAATTCAGCCCCAAGTTCCGAGCTTCATATAGTGATGGTCCATGATTATAGATGACCGGAACACCAAGACGATTAGCAGACGGAATTGCACGAGTATTGGCTAAATATTCCCATCTCTTGTTCCCGAAAGTGCTGATCACAATCGAAACATCGATCATCTAAATTTCCTTCGTCGAGCCATAAACAATTGAGCATCTCTTTGAAAATTCTTTATCCCTGATTCATAAACATCATCCATAATTCCTTTTCCCCAATTAGGATGGTTATGTTCCACTATTGAGTCCTTTGCAAATACCCATGCTCTACGTCTCCGGGCGGTTGCTATTAGCTCATCATCAACAAAGCAATGACTATAGCCTTCGTAAAGGATCTTTCCTTTCTCATCAATAGTGCCGTACTTATCTACATATTCTCTGGATACTAATGAGTGTGTAGAGTGTTGTCCAGCCTTAACTCTTGGGTTTCCTAGATCGTTGGTTCCAACAACACCAATACGGCCAACCATTCGTCTACTAGCCATTTCAAACCAATTAGGATAGAATCTTAAATCATCTGCGCCAAGAAAGATGTATGGTTCAGTTGTCTGCCTATAGCCAAAGTTGATCTTCCGGGCGTAATCTCCTCGCCCTTCGTAGTCATCAGTCATGACTATAAAGGGTGCGCCCTCATTATTAAGCTCTTTTATTTCTTCTCTATCTGAAGGAGAGGCTATAAAGAGAACATCATACTTAATAGTAGTAGTAGTCTCTTCAATTGACTGAAGAAGAGGCACAATTCTATGAGGGCGCCGAAGAACTGGGATAAGAATAATTAACATTAAACAACGGGCGCTTTAGCATCAATGACAGGGCGTGCATGATTAGTTCTACCGAAATAAAAGCCCATCACAATGAACAAAGCATTCTTTAATGTCTCGGGAATCTCTGTAGAAAATAGACTGGAATAGATCGTTGCCATAACCAGGGATATAGCCACTAAAGCTTGTGTTGTTTCCCACATAAGATAAATAGTGTTTTGTCTGGTGGCTACTTTCTCCGCAACAATTTGGGCTTGCTGAATTGCTTGATCTTCAGGCATTCAATAATATCTCCTTAGACAGAAGTGTATGTAATGCTGACCGTGATAGCCAACGTGAAGTCCGATGTTTTCGTCAGTGATTGGCCATCAATACCACCTACTAAAGTTAGTGAGGATGCCGTCACATTCGCCGCCGTGTCGTCATGCAGCGACACCCGCCGGATAGTGAAGTTCCCGGAACCGGTTGGGATCGTCATCACGTGGGAGATGGTCTGAGCAGAGCGGGTAGGAGTGGCATCAAACACAGCGTCGAATTCCTGGGTGAACCCGGTGCCGTCGTTCATTTTTGTGTCGGCGGCGAGGAACGCCTCGGTGGCGTCATCGACTGCCATCACCTGGATGTTGCGTGCGTCGTTGTAGCTGGTTGCTTCGCTGGCTTGGATGCCGATTCGCTGCAAACCCTGGTTGACGATCAGAGATGCCATATCAGTCCTTTGAGTAGCCGATCAGAACCCGATTGCCAGGCTCATCGATTTCCAACACCTGATTACCCAACTCATACATACGTTCCACCAATTGCTGTAGGGTTTTGTCGGGACCGGGACTCGCCCAAGCCTTCATCTCGATTTCGATACCAATACTTTGGTTTACAATCATACTACTCCTTAGGAGGCTAGAGTAAGGGTGCCAGGGGCAATGGAGATGCGCTGCATACAAGCAGCAGTGGCAACAGTCTCCGTACAGTTGAACTCGACGGCAGCTTGATTGCCGGGAGTGGCGAAAACTCTGGTAGCGCTAGTTAGGCTTGTCTTGTTCTGATCTGGGTCTTCGATGTCGGTACGTTCAACATGGTTTGGCGGCGGGGTATGCGTGTTGCTGAGAAGCAGATGTTCGTGGAGGAGAACAGCGAATACCAGGCAATTGTCCGCCACGGTGGTAACGGCAGGTGCGGACGGGTCGGGGTCCAAGGTGGTAGGTTCCAAGAAGTCCTCGGAACTGGCATCCAGCGGCGTTGTGGGATGGGTGCCGATTATACGATGCATCTCGGCGAGCCGCCGAGTCGCCAAGTTGGCGAACGTCACGTTATAACTGGCAGGTTCCGACGATGCTATCCGCCAGAAAGACGCTAAGTTAATCATGATGACATCAGTGTGTTGAATAAGATTCCAGCCAGCCGGAGTGTTGATATTGGGGTCATCAGCACCAGAGTTAGTACCGACGATCAGCAATAGAAGATCCCCATCAGAGGTACCAGCCGGAACGTTGATCGTAATGTTGTTTGCATCCCCCGATGGGTTGGCGGTCGTCACTGCCTGCCAGAAGGGTGCTCCAAGGGCGGTACCTGAGATGTGTCCTCCAACCGTTTTCATATGTGCTAGCGCCATGGCAGGTGCCGTGATTTGACATCCCACATTGTCGGCGTTGCCAACAAGCGCCAGAGCAGGTTGGGAGATATGGCAGCCAACATCGTCGGTAGTACCAACAAGAGCTAAGGCTGGTATTGTCGCTTGGGCGCCCACAGACAAAATGTCGTCCCGATACACCACGTCCAAGTCGGTCATGGTGATACTAGCACCGACAGTCTGGAAACCTTCCAACGGACCGAACGTCATGTCCATGTGGGCACCAACAATTAATTCCTGAGGTTCTCCAAAGGTAGGCCCCCACTCCACATTGGCAGAACCGGCACCTCCCTGAATGATAATAGTCTGATTATCAAAAATCTTAGGCATTAGAAATAACCTTCTACAGTTACTTCGCTGCCAGAAGAAGATCTTAAATGAATAGTCAAAGTAGCAAATGGGAACCAGTCTGCTCCAGGGACATCAGTCGTTGGGGACTTGCCAACCCGTGAAGCAGTAGCATCAGAGTCCGACGCAATAGCTCCATCTTTCACTAGAATACGGTTCGATGTATCCCAGTTCTTGATATGAATGTTACGGACAGGCTGAGCGAACGTGATTGTTGTGTCCGTACTGGGTACCAGAGTTACGTGTTGCGCCTCAAAGGAGTTATAATCATCAAGAACACGAAGATTTCCAGTTGCATCAACCTGCAGCAAAGTATAATCACCATCAACATCAGCAAGAGTAGCTCCTGTGTCCTTGCGGACTACAAGAGCAGCAGTTCCACGATCCCCTGATACATGGGGGATATCTTCAGGATATTGGTAATTAGGAGCATCAATTCCCATTAGAAGAACTCCGTCAATCGAGCATTGCCATCAGCTACATCCCAAATACCGTGAACCGTTCCTGACCAGACACCCCAGGATTGGGGAAGTTCCCAGAAATGTTGTGAAGGTAACTTAACATTGAAGCTGGAAAGAGAAGCAGCACTGCCGAATCGGAGATAGAGGCTTCCTCGCACTGTATCATTGAAAATATGGAAGTTGCGACGAGAGGCTCCAAAAAGACCAAAGAAATCAAGCTGCACAGACGACAGAGAAGCAGCTACAGTCCGTTCCGACTGGGTCGAACGATTCGGGGGATGCGCCACAATCAAACTAAGAACATCATCATCAGTTTTCAGAGAAACCGGTGTACCACTAGGGGAAGTAATGTTGCGGCCATACAGAAGACTATGTCCGCTCCCAGCATCGAAATCATTGGTAGGTGTAATTCCAAACTGATTCACAGAAGTGAAAACTGGACCCCTACGTAGGAGTGTCTGCAGTCGGAACGATCCTTGAGCAGTTCCTCCATTAGTATAACTAATACGGAAGAATTTAGTTCTTACAGAACTATAGATAAACCGGCCCTCTTCACTAGCAGAACCAGCATATGAATGGCTCTGACTATCGTCTATATTGATACCATCCGTAGACCATTGAATCTTTAAACCATTTGTTGCTGAAGCGACATTAGAAAACACCATAATAGAGATCGAACTATAGTCAGTCAGATCAGTCCATACAGATCCAGTAAATACTCCACCAGCACCCAGAGGTGTAGTTGAACTATTAGCTGAGTCAACAAGAGCAATATCAGACATCAGTCACTCATTTCAGTGGCTCTAGCAAATCCAGTAGCAGATGCCCAAACTGCTGTAACTAGGCCAACATAAACAGGAACGGTGAATATGAGTTTATCATTAGCAACTAATTTGAAAGAATAATCTGTAGTTGATGCGGCTGCACCAAACTTTATAAACATTGTAGCAGTAGAGTCATTAGTAATAATTCTGCCTAAAGCAAGAAGATTAGAAGCAAAAATTGTTGTAGTTGTAGTCGAAGCAGGAATAGAAGTAACAATAGCATTATCTGCAGTAGCAGATTCTACTTCTAGGGTTCCTTCTACAACCCAAGGCGTAGTTCCCTGACAAACAGTTATAGAATCATCAATGCAAGTTAGATGCTCAGACCCGCATGGACAAGGTTGCGGATTTACGAAGCTCATTCATAGCTCCGTTTAGCAGGACGAGCAAAGAGTGACCAAGGTTGCAAAGAGGCAGCAGGACCATCCGACGGCGTACGTACGCTCTGCGAACACGGTAACGTCGTTGATATCACGATCAACAGCCTGGTCCAGACGCTCAGGAGTCAAGAAGATGTCAGACCGCCAAATACCTACAGGGCCAGTAGCGAACAACCAGCTAGTGCCAGCAGCCGCCGCAACGTTGTCCGGGCCACTCCCTGGATAACCAGCACCAAAAGCAATGCGCTGTCCGGTAACGGTAAACCAGGTATCCCCATCTCGGTAGATGAGATGAGCCGCAGCAAAGTAGGCAGCCAATCCGTAGTTGGCGTGAATAACACCGCCACCAGGAGCACAGTCAACCAGAGCACTTTCGAGGACAGCCAGCCCAGCCGTTGGGCTCAGTTCCCCTTCGCCTACAATAACGGCAGCTGACCCACACTCGCTGTTACCGAAAGCAAGGCTAGGGTTGATATCCTCACCAGAGTCAGTAACGCCTGTCCAAAAGACTCGCTCCAACTCTCGCCCTTCGTGGATGCGAAGTCTCTGAGTAGCGATACGGAATGCATCATTGGCGCTTCTGCCTACCGGGGGGCAATTATAGGATCCATAAAGCACGAAGGGATCGGCGCAGCAAAACTCGAAGTCACGCTCTGGTGTCTTCGGCTCAGCGACAGGAGGACAAGTGAGCGAAGTGCTATGAACTTCGCTACACAGTTCATTATCCCAGGTGATACCAGCTTCCCAGTGACCGTCCCTAGGAGTTACTGGGGTTGCTACCGTCAGCAGACCGTAGCGAGGAGGAAGAAGAATCGGACCAGGGACTTGGAATCCGCAATTGATGAGCGCCATCTGACTCTACCTCTTTCGTGAGCTTAGATACAGGAGATTGAGACTTTTTCGGGGCCTCAACCTTTGGAAGATCAAGAATCCTGGCTGTGTTATGGCTAACTGTTCTTACAATACCGCCAACCTCTAAAACAGACCGTATAAACGAACGAAGTTCTTTGGTATTACCAACGAACTCGTCTCCAACCTCAAAACTCTCAATATCAAATTCTAATTCCATATTCAAAATCCTTGCTGAGTAGAGGGAGGGGTTTTATCCCCTCCCTCTTTCTCAGTCTTTAGTTATTAACCAGTAGGACAAGTAGCTTCACCCGTACTCGGGTTACGGCCACCAACCTCACCAAGCTGGCAAATCGTGTTAGTAACGATACGGGAAGCCGGTCCACGGTTCCCAATGCAATAAAATTCTTCAAACCATACCGCAGTGAAGTCGTTGGTAGCGTTGAGAGTGGAGTCACGAATAACTCCAAGATCCAAACGCCCACCATCAAAACGAACCCACGAACCGGGAGCAAGGAGAAGATAATCAACAGTGTCAGGCCACGTAGTAGCAGGATGCGTGGCAAAGGTCTGCCAGTTGTTGATGTACCTCACATTGAGACCAACAGATGCGAACCAACTCGTCACATCAGCATTAGAAGGCAGCGAACCAATGGAAAGCGTGCCTTCCTGACGAGCAACGTCAGCCCGAACAGTATCTGCAACCCAGCACGGGAAGACCACATCAAGAGTCTCACCGCAACAAAGGCCATTCTCCTGCCGATAGTCAACAGCCTGAAGAAGAAGACTGGAGATCAGGGCAGAACCGGTGCCAAAGGAAGCATCAACAGTAACTGCAGTAGAACCAGCGATAACCGCAGTGAGAATACGAAGCGCAACCGCACGCTCGTAAGCACGAATGGCCCTACGGATCTGGAACCGCACGTTCTCAGGGTAAGCCCTGTCCATAAGGTTACCAACCGTAATACACAGACCATGTGCATCCAGACGACACTCTTCAAACACCGGGCAGTCAAGCGTGATACACGGCTTGGTGCCGGAAACAGCAATGTCGTCAGCCTCAGTCCAGACAAACGACGGATCGAAAGCAGGATCAAACGTGTCGTAAGTTGGGAACCGAATGCCACCACGAGTCACCCGGAAGGTGGGCAGAGTGAAAAGCTGATCCCGAACGCACTCAAGGTCAAGCAGATCGTAAAGAATCTGCGAGGGAGCACACCAACCACCAGAAGCAACCAGAACCTCCGGCTTAGTTCCAGCAGCAAGAGCATTCCAAGAATCCTCTTCATTAAGGATGCTCAGATCATAACCCTTGCCAAACGTCTTCTCAATCGTCGCAACAGGATAACTAGTCTGGTTGCCATGAGAATCCGCAAGAGTTCGGGCCTTCTTGTGAAGAGCCTCAGCCAAAGTGTCGAGGTCAGGCATATTGGCACCGACACCAAACCCAGGCACATCAGCAGCAGCAACAATCGTAAACGGGGGCTTCGTCGCCTCAGCAACAGCTGTAGAAGGCTGAGCCTTCTTGGCAGGGGGCTTCTGAGCAGCAGACGCCAGGACAGGCTCCAGAATGGGCTCTGCAGGCTCTTCGACCTCCTCTTCGACCTCCGACTCCTCACCAGGCTCGGCAACGGCCCCAGCCGCTTCCACAACCGCCTCAGGCTCAGCCGTAAGCTCGGTGAGGTCAGCTGCAAACTCAGCACGGGAAGCACGCTCAGCTGCAAGAGCGGGCCTAGCTGCCTTGATGGCAGCCAGTTCGGCACGATCCTCAGCACTGGCGTTGGTAACTTGCTTCAGTGCAGCAAGACGCTCATTAGCCTTCTGCTCCAAAGCATCAAGATCGGCCTCAGCAAGCTCGCTAAGGCTATCGGGTAGAGCGCCGAAGCGTTCCATTTGGCATACCTCCTAGCCCTAGGGCTGTTGTAGTTGCTTTTAAGAATACACGCTAGCGTTATGAAACGCCAGCGGTTGATCGTGATGTAACTCTTACTCGGCCACCAGCGGCCGTCGCAGCAGCCCTCGCCTCTGTAGGAGTGGCGTGTTCGCTTAGAACTTGTCCTTGCGCATCAAGCGCTTGGAAAATTGTAGATCTATTCGCATTTCCAATGACGTTATTGCCTTTTTTTCCACCGCAACCACAGCCCACTTATTCCTCCTCAAGTTCCATTTCCAGCATAAGCTGGTCAAATGTTTTTTCTTCTTCCACACAATCACATTCTTCAGGAGCAGCAATAATCAAAGTTTGAGTCTCGCCGCCAGATGCAACAAGCGCCTTAACTCTAGGCACTGGGAAACCAGGCACATTTACTCCATGGGCTGCAATGAGTTGCAGTTTGCCACCTACCGGCCTCCAATCCCCACTCAACGGCGCAGAGCGGACCTCTCTAAGCTCTTCTGAGGACAACCCAGGCCTAAGAGCGCCGACGACCCAGGTGCCAAATTCATCTTCGCCGCAACGAATATCGGCTGAGACTTTACTGGTTGAGTCGTAGCGTGCCGCTGCCTCCCGTGCGCTCAGGTTAGTAGGAGCGTGACCCCCACCAAACGTCATATGGCCAACATGAATCTCTTCACCTTCGGCGGTCTTTAACGCCCCAAGGTGAAAATAATTATCATAATCGCAACCACGAGGAGGAGTAGTACAAGATCCATAACCAATATGGCAAGAAAGACCAGCCAAGTGGCCGGAAATTCGTCCTTCATCTGTGATAGTGATCGGCGTAAGTTCTGAGAATTCAGGATTATTGAACCAATCCGAAGGTGGATCACAAGGAATAGCGCTAGCAAGAACAGCCTCAAGCTCATTGTAAGTGTAACGATGACTCCTCTTACGTTTCCGGGCAAACTCTTCTGCTGTAACAATTGAGGCGTCCCCTCTATCACTTTCCCACGGAGGCGTTACCGGTTCCTCACCCTCTCCAAGAGAGGAGTTAATCTTTCCGTAGAGCGTGCCAAGCTTATGTCTAATGCCAGATTTATCTGCGTCCGGGATATTTACTCCACCTCTAGCTCCTTCAATAGCTGCGGCAGCAGCAAATACTGCCTTTGGAATGATAGTGAGTGTTCCATCAATTAATTCCGTGAATGGGAGTTTGTAACTGCCTTTCTGCTCAGGATCTCCTTCTGAGTCTCTCCAGAGGAAGGCACGGGCAAGCTTTGTAGTATCAAAGCCCTCTTCTGATTCGGCCCACGCAAAAATACCTCTCTGAGCAGCCAAACCGTCCCAGCGCCGATCACGAGGAGCAACGGGGAGATCAGTAGAGCCGATAACAGCCGCTAGTAAAGCTTCCTGCGTAAGCTTTATTTTGGCTCCTGCAAAGGCAGGGATATCAACAGCTGTGAGCGCCCGGACATTGATCCTCTCAAACTCCATTCTCATGTTCTCAATCTCGCCGTCTTCGTTCTCTTCGTAGAGGATCTCAAATTCAGCGTCATCACCATCAATGGAAACGCCACCAGCAGCACCATTAAGGAGAAGATTTACGTATTCTTCCCCTTCGGAGGGGGCTCCATCTCCCACGAAAATAACACCCTCGCCGTAAATTGCTCCTTCTTCGCCTCTAAAGATCCGGTCCACTCGGCCAATTGTGATTGACGCATCGTGACCGTCGGCTGAGATACGCTGCCATTTAAAGGGGAATGGGAGTAATTCTTCGTTCCAGACGACTGCACCCTCTTTGAAATATCTCTTATCACCTGTGTAGAGGCCTTCGTAGGTGATTGGACCTTCCCATGCAAAAGTTTCGAGGGCTCCCTGTGCTGCCGTTTCAACAATTGCTTCTGCTTCTTGGACAATATCCTCCTCTGGGACATTGTAATGTTCAGATCCAAGCAACCGGGTGGCCTCAATCAGCCAATCTCGAACCTGAGCAGGTGCATGAGGTCCGTCAAGAGCCTCTACAGCCCGATTGAGAAGCATAGGAACGTCTTCGTGGATGAAGACAACGGTAGAGGTCGCTGCGTCGTTCTCAGAGGCGTACAGAGCCCTCTGCTGGGCCTCAGCCTCTTCACGGGTAGCGTGACAGCCTTCAACTGAGTCATCTTGAGTTTTGATCACGCAATACTCGTCGCCTCTTTTAGAGATGCTCCAAGGCATTAGGGCCTCCCAACCTCGTTATTGTTGTCATCACCTTCGGCGGAAGGAGCCTCAGGAGGGGCGGTTTGCTTATCCTGTGAGCGATCACCAGGAATACTTCTGGGTCCTATTATATCAGTTTGCTCAGCTGGAGTCGAAGGTCTTCCAGCCGCAGATTGAGCAGCAATGTTCGGGGCCTCAGGAAGATCAATAGAACCCTTCTCCCTAAGTGCATTAATTGCATATGCAGAGAGATCCGTGTTATTTCGAATCAAATAGAAGAGGATCTGCTCCTCAAGTTCATTCTTGGAGGGCTTATCCTGTTCAGTAAGCCCGGCTGTGAGACGCAGAATGCTTCCGTCAACCTCGAAGCGATCATACATCGCCTGAGCTTCCTCAGTAACGTTAGGACGCACCCTAAGGTTACTGATATCAAACCAGATAACCAGATTGTCGATTTCATTTTGAATAGTAGGACTAAGGCGCATTTCCCTTAAGGAAGGTCTGAACCACCCAACGGTAATGGCATTTACAATAAGTTGCAGTAGAGGTACGGTGTGTAGTCTAACGGTGGATTCATCAGTTTGCCATGCAGACCATTGCGTGGATTCAGACATGCCCAGAAGAACCTCAGGCGGAACATCCATTCCAAGAGCGAGCCGTCTAAGAGCTACATTTCGCAGATCCGGGACCTTATCATCAAAGGGAGTGCTGAAAGTGAGATGTTTAATCACACTAATGGCTTCGGAGGGACCTCTAAGCATAATTGGAACCATCGCAGCAGCGCTGTCCCGGTTTTTAATTGCAATTGACATTATTTCCGTAAGATGCCGAATAAAGGGATCAACCTCTATTCCTTCAGTTTCGACTTCATCTGCTGGGAAAGTAATATCATCGGGCAGGAGAAGCAGACCTGCACCGGCCAGTCGAGATACGGCGGAGGCATGAACATGCTGATCAAGAAGGTCAATTTCTCGCAGTACGGTAAAGCTAGACAGTACTGGGGAATCTGCTCTGTACCAGTATTTAGGGTGCTGTCTCCAAACTCTGACTGGCAGTACATAGCTAGGTACCGGTTCCTCTCTTCCTGTGGGAGTGCGGTGATAAACAACCCCATTTCTGCTTGTTATTTCAGCACTGGAATAAACTCGCCAGGCATCCCAAGGAGGTTCATGGTCTGGTTCATTATCTTTGGGGCCAGCTAAGATTGAATCTCCAGCAATAGTAAGGTGTAAGCCAAGGCGGTCGAGGAGTTCTGACTGTCCTTCAAAGCCACCAGCAAATCCCTCAAGGAGTTCATTTGCTGGGTGTTTAGGTCCAACTCTTTCAGGGTTGTATGGATCTGCAGTAACTCTTCCCACGAAAAGGCGGGCTTGGGAGAGGGAGTTGGCAACATACCTCGCAATATAGCGGAGTTCCGGGATTCTCTGATAGAAATACCAAGAAAGTTCGGTATCGTGGTGGCTATCCCCCTGCAGCATGATATCAATGATTCGATTAGCTTCACTCGAATCATTACCCCTCTTAGGGACTAGAGGGTATGCCGCTGCTTGGACAGGCTCTGGGCTATGGAAACGGGTCCGGGCCACGGATTTATTCTACCTTACTCTTCGCTTGGTTCCAAGGCGTGGAGCATTCCTTGTGCGCCAGCAATAGCTGAGATGTTCAGAAAAGCTTCCCAACTAAGCTCAAAATCTTGGATATATAGCCAATAAACTGCAGCTGATACGTATACTCCTACACACCATGTACATCCAAAGAGATCATAAAGCTTATCCCACGCTGGTCCCCCTTTATTGAGGAACCAGCTCATAAAAGCTTCCCTTTGAACAGACAAAAGATCGTCAATAACAATAAAGCGAGTAATTCGGAAACTAGCGAGGGCCAAGAAAACTAGAGCGATGATCGGAACCAATCTCATTCGATTTTCCTCCTATATCAATGTTGTATGCCCGGCTGTGCCTTGTAAGAGTTAGGGGAGGGCGGCTCAGATCCTGGCGGGGATCATAGCTGGGTAGAGGCTCAACGTGGGCTGCGGTTTGAATAGTAGCATGTTTCTTGCTGGAAAGCGCAATGTCAGACCCGAAGATGTGCAGCAGCGTGTAAACAGCCGCATCCATCCTATCCGGGCTATCTTTATCAGTAGGCCCCCAAACTGCCATCTGATCCTCTAGTGAAGCCCCACAAGTTGTAATATTGCAGATAGGGAGTCCTTGTGGTGGATGATGAACCCTATGCTGTTCGTAGTTAATGGCTGCAAGTTCAGCTCGTACAACCTTTGCAACCTTGGCATGAATAGCATGAAGAAAGAATGAAAATGGGGAGCGGTTTTTATCTCTGAAAGTAACAGTATACTTGTAAGTTTTGATTGATCCTGCCTTAGTGTTGCGGCGCTTTTTGATTTCTCTGGTATCAACTTGCTGAACGTCTGGATGTGCAATGAATTCAGTTTTAAGGTTATTAAGAACAAATCCAGCACCTTGGTTCTGTTCAACGATTAATTCCGGGATCTCCTTATCAATGATAAGATTCACAACTGTAATAACCTGTTCTCTCGGGCCTAGATGTCCTGAGTGATCTTCTAAGATAAATGCGTGTGTTCCGTCCTCTTTTGTCTTTGTGAAGCCGGAGAGGACAATGCCTGCTTCATCAGATTCGTCAGATGCGGACATGGAAGGGTCATAGCCCAGTACAAGACGCAAGGAGGGTCGTTCGAATTCTTTCTCTGTGAGCATGTAATCGAATGTCTCAGGATCTGCCCGATCTTGTTCAATAAGCTCTGCAGAGAAGATTGAGTCTGGGTTATCGAGAAGGATTTCAGCGAAAAGCTCCTGTCTTGCAGTGCGAGAGGTCCGGGGTAATCTTCTCATTTCTTCAATGGTTTGTTGGGGAAGGTTATCTTCATTGTCAAATGTGCTCATTCGATTAGTGATGCAATTGGGGTGAGCAACAAGATATTTGATGAGCTTGCAAGGGGTTGGGGTGCCAGTAATGATTGCATGGGGATTCGGACCTAGTCTGAGTCCCATCATAAGGTTGGACCAGGTTGTCCCGGGATTTGTTGGTTCTTTGTCTGCATCCTTAAGCTTTGCGGGCTCATCCATCCATACAATGTGGTGCTGAGGGCCACGGAGAAGGTCAGGACGCTCAGATGAGTAAGCAAAGAAGTGAATTTCTCGGTAAGGAGTGGGAATTAGGACTTTAAGCTCTCCAAGAGAGCGATTCCAGGCAATTTCGAGATCTCTGGGGATTATA